AAGGGCGGGCGGTGCGGTGGCTTTGGTTGCCGCCAGTTGGCTACGCACATAGCTGTCAGTCAAACTGGTTACCCCACGCCTTCCTTGCGCGGCTAAATTGCCGGGGTTCGCCGCGCGCCATGCACGAACTCTGGCCTTGACTTTTTCGGGGTTCGCCGCGCGATATGCACGTCCGATCGCCCTGACTTTTTCGCGGTTAGCCGCGCGATATGCACGTCCGATCGCCCTGAATTTTTCGCGGTTCGCCGCGCAATATGCACGTCCGATCGCCCTGACTTTTTCGCGGTTCGCCTCGCAATATGCACGCTTCTGGGCGTTGATTTTTTCGCGGTTCGCCGCGCAATATGCACGCTTCTGGGCGTTGATTTTTTCGCGGTTTGCCGCGCGATATGACGCAGTGCTCACGTCTCAATCTCCACCTTCACACCCTTAAGACCGGCTTCATGCGCCCAAAACTCGCCCAGCACCAGCTGCTGCAAGTGCTTGATGCCGTCTAAGTTGTGCAGCACCGCGTCGGCTGCAAAGGCAGCGCCCGAAACCTCGCTGATGTGTGCGCCGCTGGCCACCTCAACGCCTGGCCGGGTGACTTGCCAGATCAGCCCGCCGTAGCGCCTGACCAAGTCAGACTCGTTGTCAAACCGCACGTCAGTAATGACGATTCGCGTGGCGCTGCGGTCGCCAAAAGACTCATGCAAGATGCTGCTTGTTTTGCTGATCCAATAATCAAGCCTTTGCTTGCGGCGATAGTCTGTGCCCCACCACTGCAGGATCTGGCGGGGGCTGCGCGGCACCTCATAGCTTATGAGGTTGTTGGCATCAAGCTGTTGCACGGTGATGCGGTCAACAAACGCCTGGTCAGCGCATTTTTTCAATGCCAGGCAGCTCATGGGGTGTTCTTTCGTTTCGCGCCGGGTCAGGTACATCGGGTCAACGCCAAAGGCTCTGCACACCTCGGCGCGCAGCGGGTCAGCAAAGGCTATTTTTTTAAAGCCGGCGTGGGTCACCAGCAGGTCGGCAACGGTGTCTTTTCCGCAGCCGGCGGGGCCGGTGAGCCCGATTAAAACTTGAGGTTTGGTCATTATGGTTTAAGGGCGTTTAAGGGTCTTAAAAATTAAAACTGCAACTCGGGCTCTTGCGCGTTGACTGGCGGCGTTTGCACTTCAACAAAGTCGGCCACGCCGCTCATGTGCAGCGCGGCTGTGGCAATGTGCACGGTGACGACTGCGCCTTTCTTGAGGCCCTTGGCGTAGGCTTGGGCGGCTAAGGCATCGGCAAAAAAATATTGCGCATGTACCGGGCGTTTGGTGCTTGTCAGCAAGTGCAGGCAAACCGCGGGCCGCATCGTGCCCAACTTGTCGCACGGCACTTGGCGCATTTCGGCGTGACGCGTCAATGTGCCTTCAAAGCTCATGTAGTCAGCCGTCGGCATACAAAACCTTGTAGCGGGTGTAGGTGCTTTGCCAAATAGCGGCCTCTAAGCTGCCCGGCGGGTGTGGATTGGGGAAAGGCGGCCACTGCGGTTGCTTGAGTTCATAAGCGGCAGCCATCATGGCCGACTGACGAATTAAGTAGTGAGCCTTGTCATGCGGGCTCTCGGCATCAGCGGCAGACGGCTTGCCATTGAGCGCGTCTAAAACAGCCCCGATCAGCCGACAGCCGAGGTGAATTACACACAGCACCACCACAATAATGATAAGAGACAAAACAAAGGCCATGAGCCAGTGCAGCGCGCTCATGGCCGGCCACCTGACACTGCAACTAAGCCGCGCCGGGTGGCGCAGACCAGCTGGCCTTCGGCTGTCCACCGGGCCTCGCTATTCGGGCCGCGCTCTTGGCTGCAAAGGGCCTGCGCTGCAGCTTCGCGCCGGACTGTGCGGTCTTGGCTGGCGTGCAGGTCTTTGAGGGCTTGGGACTGGTCCCACTCGGCGCGCATGTCGTCGGGGCCATCGAGCAGGTGGGCAGTGCCAAGCACCAGGGCCAGCAGCAGCGCCAGGGCGGTGTTGATCGCGGTGTTCATACCGGCACCTCGGCTACATTGGGGTTTTTAACAACTGGGGCGGCAACATGACCGGTCACATCGTTAAAATCAGCCTGCGCGGTGCCATGTTCATCGTGCGTATCGACGGCGGTGACTTTGCCGTCTTTGAGCTGCAGACCGGCATTGAGCTGGCTGTGGGCGACGTTGTCAGAGGGGAACTCAACTGCGTGAGACTGCAAGAACTGCTGCACCTGCGCCATGGTGAGGTATTCAAGGCCTTCGGGCAAAGCGGCCCAAGCAGCCTCAAAGCCGCCCAGAGGCTGATAGCCCCCCATTGACGCGTCGCGCTGCGCGGTAAACTGAGCGGTTTCAAAGTGGTTAAGCAGCTCGTCCAGCGCCTTTAGCGAGCCTTGGCCAAAGTGCATCTGATCACGCCTGCCGAGCCAAGCCATGGTGAGCACCAACTGCGCCGCCCGGTGGCGCATGGCAGATATGGCTTGCATGGGTGCAGCCGGGTGTGTTTGTGTTTGCGTTGGGCCTGTGGTCATGCCTGCACCTCAATGCTTTGATTTGTCAAGTGCAGCGCGCCAGCTATAAGCGCCTCGTGGGTTGACCAATCGTCAACCAGGGCGCCGCAGTTGAATTGGCTGCATAGCTGGTGCGCATAAGTAGATTTGCCGCTGCCGGCGGGCAGTGACAAAATAATGGTTCTTAAAGGGCTTTGTGCATGACCATCAACACCGCCGACTTTCGCCAACTGTTCTTGATCTACTGCCTGCAGCGGCTCAAAGACGGTCGTTACGTGGCCCTGAACCGCAGATACAAGCCCGTAGGCTTGACGAGCAGAGAGTGGGTCAATTACGAAGACTTTCCCGTTGGCTTTAAATTCAAACGCGACTTGAGCGAGCGGCAAATCACCGCTTTGTCCCACAAGGGTGACGCCAGCGCCGATTGCATATATCTCTACGACGATGGCTGCATCCCCACCGCCAGCGCCGCCGACTGGGCTGCCTACAGCGTGCGCTTGGGTAAGCTGGCCTCTTACAAGATTGTCTGTTGATTGCATTTCGACCTCGTTTTTGTTGAAAGTGGTCAAATTATTAGCCCGGGCGTAATTGGTTGTCAATAGCCTAAGCGTAATTATTTTAATTTTTTCAATTTAGCAAAATGTTGGGGCGTAAAAAAACCCGCTTGCTGCGGGTTGCAATTGGCTTGGTGTTTTGTGCTATGCGCGGCGATCAGCAGCATCGTTATCGGTGGCTCTGCCCAGCTCCTTTAACGCTGCAAGCAGCTCGCGGTGGCGGGCCCGTTCGGTCTCGGCGCCCACAATGATTTGCACGCAGCGCGCAAAAATGTAAGGAATAGCCGCCAGAGCCACAGCCAGCACCGAGCCAGCGGCCTGCTGTGGTGCCGTGTTGGCTGTTAAAAAAACAACAAACAACACAACTGCGGCCAGCGCGGCGGCGGTTGCGGTAATAACAAACGGGAAAATCATGCTTCGGTCATTTGTTCAGGAGGTAAAACATCGAAATATAACGATTTTTTACAACTGGGGGGGGGGCGGGCGAGGGCAACACCTGCTAACACAGCTGTTGGTCGCAGCTGTTTGCAAATGTGGCGCTCCAGCAGCAACACGGCTGCAAGTGCGCCTGCTCGCTTGTCGTTGTATTGCCCTGCCAGGCCGGCTCGGTGATCATGCGCGTCAATTCGGCAAACGTAAGCCAGCCCGTCGATTTTGCCGCTACGGGCAAGGACTAAAAGTGCCTCTAGATGGTCGATTAAAGTTTCATTTGGATTGCTTCTTGGCTTGACGAGTTTTAGTTGCATGATGAAGAGTGCCCACTACAAAAAGTTGATCATCGCCGACATCCATATCGACCTCTGGAAAAACATTTTGTGGTATTTGTTTGCTCTTTGCAACAATAGCCTTACACAAAAAGTCCTCGATCATCCCAGCCAAGCGGCCTTGGACGATGCCTCGCTGCTCGGCGGCAAGTGCCAAGTAGTCGGCTTGAGAAACTCCTGCAAAGGGCCAATCAGCGCCCTCTGGCGTGTCCATCCAGCCATGCTCAAGCCCGAGCTTTTGTTCAATCTTTCGGGCCAAAGTTTCGCCCATTGAACGCGGCTTGCCTGAGACGCTGTGGGGCGCGCTGGTGCGTATCTGGGAAAGGGTTGCATCAGTCCTGTCCAGGTCCAGGGCTTCGTTTAAGGCCGCCAGACTTCCACCAAACTTTTTGACAATCATGGAGAGCCGCTGGCGCCGGGTTTCAGATACAACTTGCATGCGTGGAATTACACACGCTAAGGCTATTTTTGAGAATTGTGCGGTGGCTATTGACATTTAATTACGCCGGGGCTAATAATATCGAACATGAAACTTCAAACCTGGCTAAAACTGGAGCGTGGTCGCGGCGCCTCACTTGCCCTACAACTTGAAATTAAGCCGCCCCAAGTTGCTGACTGGGTGAGCGGTGATCGGCAAGTCCCGATAGTCCACATGGCAGCAATCGAAGCCTTTACAAGAGGCGAAGTCACCCGGCAGGAGATGTGTCCGGACGGCTGGCAAAAGATCTGGCCGGAGCTGGTTCAAGAACCTGCCGACGGCGCAGCCCCAAAAAACCGTGTACTTTCACAATCATACCCAGCCAACAGCCTTTGCACCGTAGGACTAGGGCCAGCAACCGCCCCAGCCAACCCGCCGCAAATTGATAACCGGCATGACTTTCTGGAGCTTGACTTTGTAGCAAGGTTAGAGGTGGCTGCAGACAAGATTCGGGCGACTCGCAGCGAATGACGCAGCTCGAACCTTTACCGCCGATTAACTTCACGGCGCTGGCTGATGCGCTGCTAAGCCGTGCTGACTCGCTGGTGCCTGCCTGGCTGCCGGGTGGTGTGCAGCGTGGGCATGAGTATGTGTGTGGCTCCCTTCAAGGCGGCGGCGGCAGCAGCTGCTGCGTGAACTTGACCAATGGCCGCTGGGCTGATTTTGCGGCTGAAGAAAAGGGCGGCGACCTGATCAGCCTGTACGCGGCTATTACTGGCCTGGACAATGGCAAGGCGGCGGTGCAATTGGCGCGTGAATATGGGCTTGAAGACGTGGCCGGTGTGCAGCCTGCGCGTGATGGCGCTGCGGCCAAGCCCAGGCCAGCACCAGCACCGCCGCCAGAGCCTGTCAGCAAGCCACGCGCCGAGCCCGAGGGCTGGGTCACCATGATGCCGGTACCGCCGCACGCGCCACCCGCTACTTTCAAGCACCCTTTTCGCGCCCTGAGTGACATTACCCACACCGCAGCCTACCGGCTCGATGGGCAACTGCTTGGTTATGTGGTGCGCTTTAAAACGAGCGATGGCGGCAAAGAAACCCTGCCCTACACCTGGTGCACCAGCGCCAAAGACGGTGCCAGCCGCTGGACCTGGAAGCAGTGGGACGAACCTCGCCCTCTGTACATACCCGTGCAAACGAAGCCAGGCATGCGCACGGTGGTGCTGGTCGAGGGTGAGCGCAAAGCCGACATGCTGCATGCGCTGCTTGAGGCGGCCATGCCCGGCGTGTATCTGGTGGCAAGCTGGCCTGGCGGATGCAAGGCCTGGAAAAAGGCGTTGTGGGACTGGCTGGCCGGGTGCACGGTGCTGCTTTGGCCTGATTGCGACGGCAAGCGCGAGCCCTTGACGGCGGCTGAGAAAGCCCAGTGCCTCGACGACGCGGCGATAGACATCGCCCGGGCCATGAAGCCGCTGCTGCCTGCGCACAAGCAGCCGGGGATGGCGGCCATGCTGGGCATAGGCGCGTTGCTGCGTGATGCGCATGGCTGCACCGTTAGCCTGCTGCTAATCCCTGAGCCGCTGGTCGCACCTGATGGCTGGGACTGCGCCGATGCGATCGAAACCGATGGCTGGGACGCCGATAAAGTGCTTGGTTTTTTTGGCCGTACGCAATCTCTGCCTCAAGCCGATGACCCGGCTGCAGCAGCGGCTGGTGGTGGCGCTGGCAAGGGTGGCGGTGGTAATGGAAAAAAAATCGGTGGCCCCGCTGAAGCTGCAGAGGGCGGGGATGCCGAAAATAAAAAAATGCCGTGGTGGATCAAGCCGTATTACGACGCCGAAAAAGGCCGTTGGTTGACCTCTCGAAAAATGGTTATTGCTATTTTGACGCACGATGAAAAGCTGGCCAACATCCTGGGCCTCAATGAGCTGAGCAACAACATCGAAGCTCGCCAAGCGTGGCCTTGGCTGCACGGCAAGGAGGGCGCTATTACCGGCGCAGTCGATTTGCTGATGGGCAACTACCTGACCACTTATTACGGCCTGCCCAGCATAGCGCGCATGGCCATGATGGAGGCAATTGAAACCGTGGCCCATGGCGCGCCGTTTCACCCGATCAAGCTGTACCTGGCAAGCCTGACCCATGACGGTCTGCCGCGCATTGACAAGTGGCTGGTGTATGCGCTGGGTGAGACGCCTGAGTCATTGCCAGCACCAGTTTATGAATACCTGTGCCTGGTGGGCCGCTACTGGCTGCTGGGCATGGTGTACCGGGTGATGCAACCCGGCTGCAAGTTTGATTATTGTCCGGTGCTTGAAGGCATGGGCGGGCTGGGCAAGTCAACCCTGGTCGAAGTTCTTGGGGGGACTGAGTTTTACAGCGACACGCATTTTGACGTTTCGCGCGGCAAAGACGCGCAAGAGCAAGTGCAGGGCATTTGGATCTATGAGCTGGCCGAATTGTCTGGCTTTGGCAAGGCTGATATTGAGCTGATCAAGGCCTTTATATCGGCCAAGGTGGACCGCTACAGGCCTAGCTATGGCCGGGTTGTGGAGCCGTACCCGCGACAGTGCGTGCTGGTGGGCACGACCAACCTCAACACGTATTTAAAAGATCGCACCGGCAACCGTCGCTTTTGGCCGATACCGGTGCGCAAGCGCATCAACCTGCCGTGGGTAGCGCGCATGCGTGACCAGCTTTTTGCTGAGGCCTATGCGCTTTACAAAGAGGGCGTTGCTTACACACCCACGCATCAAGACGAGGCGCGGCTGTTTGTGCCCATGCAGGAAAGCCGTGTGGTCGAAACGGCCGTTTGGAGCGAGATGATGCACATCCTGACGCGGCCTTCGGCACCGACCGGGCCGGGATCGTCAGTCAATGCGCTGACCGAATTTGTGACGATTTCCCAGCTCACGATGGCTCTTGGTATTGATGCCGCCAAAAGCAATGCCGGCCTTGAAGGACAGATACGCGCCTGGCTGCACCACGAGGGCTGGGAGCGCGGCAAAAAACAGATCAATGGCACCAGGGCTTGGGGTTACGTCAAGCCAGCTTTGTGGCCTCTTACAGAGCCGCAAGAAGATCCGCCACCTTGCGCGCCAACACCACGTCAAGCAACGGACGTGGGGCCGTTGAGCGCGGCTGAAAAATTTATACAGGATGCTGATGATGTGCCGTTTTGACCAACAGGTCACGGCGCAACAAACGCGCCGTGCTGCAAACACCACCAGACGCAAGATTGGCAGTGGTGTGCCCGAAGGGCTGGGAGGTGCGCTGCGCCCCCATTGCGGCGCGAACGCGGGGAAGTCAGTGCATGGGCCTATGACTTAAACGGCCAGGTGTCCACGGTGGCCAGCGGTTTGTATAGAGCTGCTGGCAGTAGCTATTTCTCTATTGACTGAGTTGGAGCTGCTGCATTGCCCACCGTAGATACCCAATGTTCGTGATGTGTGTGTGGGCAGGTGCACACGCGCTCGCGCTCGCGGGCTTACCCGGTTACCTCATTACTACTATAGATAAGGCTGGACAGCATGGACACTTCGAAAACTTCAAACGCAGTGGCGGCAATTGAAAAAGCCGATGTGACCGCATTGATCAACACCATCAAGCGCAACATGCCCGAGGTGTACGCCATGATCAAAGCCAAGGCGGTGGACATTGGCAACGATGCCTTTGCCCATGTCCGCGCTGGCCTGCGTGGGGAAGCCAACCGCTTTTACGCATTTGAGCGTGGGCATGTAGTGGGCACACCTTTCGCAATGCCAATGATCACGGCTGAGATAGCTGGGTACATGGTCAAGTTTGGCGTTAATGCCTGCGCCGTCTGGCCGCCGGTGCCAACGCCTGAACCTGATGCAGGGGTCACCCCATGCAAATAAACATCAAGACCAACTTCCCGGATGTAGCCAAGCGCCTAGCCGGGTTGCAACAAGACATTGCCAACAAGGCGCTGGCTTCTGCCATCAACAAAACAGTGGCGCTAGCCAGGACACGAATGCAGAAGGAGATCACTTCGGAGTTTGCGGTAAAGGCCGGGTATGTACGCGAGCGCCTGAAGGTCAAGCGTGCCAATGCCAAAGGCAAGTTCGGCATATCGGCGGCGTTGATCGGCGGTGATGGACGCAAGCGAAGCGCGAACGTCATCCGCTTCATCGAGCAGTTTGTCACGCTGGCCCAGCAACGCAAGCGAGTCAAGGACGGCACCGGTAATCAGCTGCGCTTCAAGATCAAACGCAAAGGCGGCAGCAAGATCATACGGGGTGCGTTCATTGGCAACAAGGGTCGCACGGTGTTCATTCGCACGGGTGACAAGCGACTGCCGATCAAGGCAGTTAGCACCATCGACGTGGCCAGCATGTTCAACACCAAGCGCATCAACCGCAGCGTCATCGCCCTGATCAACGCCCGCCTGCCAGACCTGATCGACAACGACATCAAGTTCTTCACAGCGAAGTTCAACACATGAAAGCGCAAGCCCACCTAACTCAAGCCCGCTTGCGTGCGCTGCTTGAATACGATCAGACCGAAGGCGTGTTCCGATGGCTGGTTTATTACGGTGGCTTAACCGTAGGCTCAGCTGCCGGCACCATGAACACCAACGGATACATGGTGATTGGGATAGGTGGGCAGAAGTACCGCACTCATCGTCTGGCTTGGCTCTACACGCACGGCGTATGGCCAACCGACACGATAGATCACATGGACTGCGACAGAACAAACAATCGCATCAGCAATCTGCGAGCAGTGCCACATTGCATCAACATGCAAAACATGCGCCAAGCCACAAAGGCCAATGCGCTGGGCGAACTTGGTGTTTATTGGAGCAACAAAAGAAAAGGCTACATGGCAAGCGTTTCATTAAATAACAAAAAGAAACGGCGCGGCCCATACAAGACTCAGGCAAGGGCCTCGCTTGCTTATATCGATATGAAGCGCTCACTGCACGTCGGGTGCACCCTATGAGGCCCCCGTCATCGGGTCCTCCCAGCACCCCTTCAGATACGGGTCTAAAAGAG